AGCCCCCCGACGCCGTGAGCGACAGGAACCCGAGCCTGACCGTCTTGGACACGCCGGGGGACTTCCCTAACGGTTGCCATCCGGTTGACATGGCATACGGGATGTCGTAAGTCACATCGGCGTTCCCCGAATCTAGGAGGTACACCCACCCGTTCGACGACCCGGCGATGACCCGCTGAATCCCGAGCGAGTCCGTGTACGTCCCGAGGCACGTCAGCGTGTGGTTCGGGTACTCGTGGTACGTCCAGCCGACGATGTTCTGCGACAACTGCTCGGGGATCCCCTTGTTGATGTAGAGGAGCGGCACGATGAAATGTCCCACGAACACCCGTTTCGTCAGCGTCGAGTGGTTACAGAGGTACAGGAACTGGTCCTTGACGGGGTAGTAGGCCGCCGAGTACCGGGCGTTCTGACTGGGCGTGATGTACCCCAGTTCGGCCAATGGACGGAGCGACTTCGACAGGTCGTAGAGGTTCACCCCGTCAAACGACTTCCAGCCCTCTTCCGAAAGGAAGATAACCTTGTCCTCGAAGGGGATGATGGCCCAGGAGGCGATACAACCGACCCCGTGAGAGACGGCATAGAAGTTGGCGAAGTCGCCCTCAAGGACGAATATCCGGTTCCGTTTGAAGATGATGAGGTAGTCGCCTACCGACGCGGCCCCCGTGATGTCCTCCCCGTCCTTCCGGTCGAAGTACTGATAGTTGACGCTGGGCGCGGCCTCTCCTATCCCGGCCTTGCTCCACCGCACAAGGCTCCCGCCGTCAGTCTCGTCCGGGCAGTTGATGTAGAAAATCCGGTCCTTGTGGAGCACGAGGAACTTGGCCTTCGGGGGCACCGTGTTGTCGATCTGGAGGGACGTGCCGAGTGCCGAGTCCGCAGTTTCGTCATCGTAGGAACCGTCGGCGTTGGAGACTTCCGCGACCTTGAAGAACGCGGTAGGGTCGGTCCCCGCCGTGTTCAGGTTCAACGTCCGGTAGATAACAATAGTGTTGACTTGCGGGTCTGGACTCACTAGGTAGTGAACGTGGAATTTCCTGCTCGTCAGGTCCAGGGCCGCACTTGCCGGGGAGGGGTTCCCGGTGAACCCGTTGGGGGTACTCCGACGATAACAGTAGACGTACTGATACTCGCCCGTGAGCACCCCCGCGCCGCCGTCCGTGACCGTCGGGGCCGCCGCGGGCGGGGCAATTCCAACCGCAGAAGCCGTCGCCACGTTGTAGAGTTTGAAGTTCGCGTCCGTTCCGTTCGTCCCGTAGCAGAACCCCTGATGGACGGCGAAACTGTATCTCAGCCCCGTTGTGACCGTTGCCATGTCGTGCCACGCCGCCCCGTAGTACGCCTGTATCTTCGTGCCAACCGCGACCAGAACGTAAGTCGTCCCGTTCGGGGCCTTGTACTCGAATAGGTCTTGGACTTGCGCCCCGCCGCCCGCGGCCGTGGCGTAGAGTGCCGTCATCCCCGCCCGCTTCTCCAATCCCCGTTGCGTCGTGAGATTGAAATTTCTGCACTCTGTCAAAGCCCTCTTATCAAGGTCTAGGGGAGAAGTCGAAAGGTTCCAACCAAACGAGAAATCAGCCAAAACATAAGATTCCGGCGCATGGTATGAATAGGCCATTATCAATCCATATCGAAATCGTCGGGGATAGAGAGCGGTGACTGCGTGGAGAATTGGACGAGTGCCTTTCGCGCAATCCACTCGTACCTGTCCCGTAGGTTCGCTAGGTACGGCGATACGTTCTCGTCCTTCGTCCGGGCCGAGATGACCAACTCCACCGCCACGAGCGGGTGTAAATCTTCGGGAAGGTCGGCTAGGGTCGTTGCGCGGGGCAGGAAATACATCCGCAGATAGTCGGTCATGGCACCCGCACTGTTGGGAAGAATCCGAACCTTGCCCCGGACGAAAGTGTACCCGGCGGGTTCCCCGGCGTCGGCGTTCAGGTAGTCGGGGAGTTCGCAGTCGGGGATGGGTTTCAACGGCACGCCGTCCGAGGCGCGTTCCACCCGCACGACCTTGTGCCAGCCCACGGGGAGGTCAAGGTAGTTCTCGCCCACGGCCAGCGAGTAGAGGATGGGCCACTTCTTGAGCGGGAACAGGAGGTTCCAGAAATTAGCGTTGACGAGCGTGATGGCCACGGCCTTGAGGGCAACGAACTCGGCCGCCGACCACATGGCGGCAGGGGAGTCGTTCAAGAGGGAACGGGAATAGGTTTCAAACTCGGTATCCGTCATGGTTAACTCCTAATTTAAGAAACCATCCGCCCGGTCTCATACCATTGAGTCTCTATCCATTCGACTTCTAAAACGTCCCCCGATTTAGTCACGAAGTTTACGCTTCCTTGTAAGAAAAACCTGTCAGTCGCTACGGAGTGCGTAATGGTATAGGCCCCCCAAGACACAAGCGTCAGTTTTCTTCCTCGCGTTCCTCCCGTGAGAGTCGTCAGATCCCCCGAAATAAAAACGTGCGCATACATCATCATCGAATGTCCGTTTTCAACCGCGATTGCGGCTACGGGGCCAACGTCCCGAATCCGTATATTACACTTTGCGGCAACCGCCCCATTAATACTAATCGGAGGAGTATACCCGTTTCCGGCAAGATAAGGATTCGAGATCGTGACCTGCGGATTGAAACCGCCGACAGGAGGCCCAATAACGATGCCCCCAGCCGTATTGTCTCTGGCGATAATTCCTTCCATGATAACGCCGCTGACTTCGGCCTGGGCCGCAATCGAGGCGCGGCATATATATTCTATGCCGTGCACAGTATTCCCGATGGCTTGAACAGTTTTGAGAAGAAGGTTTTTGACTGAAGCGAAACTCGCCCCGTTCCCGCTATTCCCCCGTAAAATGACATTTTCCACAGTGACCGGGCCGGGAACGGCGACATTATCCCATCCCATCTGGATTCCGTGATTTACGTTGGCCTCAAAGATAACATCTGACACGATAAGGTTTTCCAAGTGTCCAGCACGAACCGCCAATCCCACACCGGGGCAGTTTTTAACGATCCCGTTTTTTATGACGAAATTCTTTGTATTGACCCCGGCGTAATAAGCGTTCGTCCAAGAAATATCAATCCCCATTCCGGTGACAACTGACCACTTGTCAATAAGGAACCCGTCAATGATTCCATTCAGGGAGCCGTAAATGTCGTAGGCCGACCCTCCGCCGTGTGTCGGCGCGACGGCATTAAAAAAGCTATTCTTGTGAAGATAAAATCCATCAACTCCCGCCATCTCGATTCCGTCCCCGACTTGAACATCGTCGGGGTCGGAAGCCTTACAACCCTCTACCGTGACTCGCTTCGCCCAACAAACAAGGAGCCCCTCCCCGACGTTTCGCACAGTCAGTTCTTTCAGGAAAACGTCTGACAGGAGGTTGGCGGCATCGCCACCCCGAAGATCAACGACGGTCCCGAAACAGCCGTCGAGAGTTAACCCCTCAAGTTTCAAGCCGGATATGTTGATGGTCTTCTTCTGCATAATCAACGCCCCGCCGACTTGTTGGGCGTAGCCTCCGGTCCATCCCGGTTGGTTGGCGCAGTTTTGAGTAATCTTCCCCTCTCCCCCGATATAGACATCCGAGACATTTCCCAGTGTGAGCACGTTCACCGGGGCCGCATCCGTGGATTGCGAAGCGGCTAAGTTCAGAACCGCCCCCCACTCCAGAATGATCCGGGCACCCGAGGGGATATTCAGACAATGATTGTACCCGGCGATATTGGGGTCAGCTCCATGATGTGCCAGTTGATATGTTCCTTTGCGGATTACGACCTCGCGGTGTCCAAGCGAGACTTGAGCATTAATCGCCGCCTGAATCGCCGCAGAATTAATGGCCGCCGATTTGGCCGGGCCGCCCCCATACATCTCCGGCGTGATATAACTCCCGTGAATCCTGATGTTCCCGACGGAGGAGCCGATGTGGACTTCTCGCGTATCCGTCTCCAGGCCGAACTCGCCCGCATCGAGAGTTCCTAGATTCGCCGCCAGCGCCTTCTTAATGTCGGCCTTCAGCGTCTGGAGGGCGTTGATGTCCGCCGCCAGGACCTTGTCTACATGGTCAACCTTCGGTGTCCACGTTGCCATCTTAGCCTCCCGTGCCCTTCAACTCGATTGAGAACTTATACAAAATCGCCGCCTGCATCAGCACACCTCTTTGAGGGTCAGCCGGACGCGGAAGAGGACCTCGTCGGTGTGGACGTCGATCAGGGGCTCGCGCTCATAGGACGTCATGACGACCGTGTACCAGGTCTCGTCGTCCCAAGTGTTCTGGAAATGGAGGCTCGTCTTGAAGCGCCGCAGCCATTCGAAGTCGTCGACCTGGGCCCTGGTCAGGAGGTCCCACTCGAGCGGCCAGACGTGGCGCTCCTCGGACTTGAAGTTGTAGTTGTAGGAGCCGTCGGACATCTCGGCCTCCTCGATTGACCGCTCGACCACGATGGGCCAGCTCGGGCCGGACCGGTAGCGCGGTTTCGGGAGCGTCAGTTCCTGGCCGACCGGGCCGAGCTTGATGTCGGGCATCGCTTACCCCCTCTTCAGGCTGAAACCCCAGCGGCGGGCCTCACCCTCGACGGCGTTGAAAAGGTACGGGGCTAGCTCGTCGACCTGGCCCCTCGAAAGGCCGGTCGTCTGGATGAGCGGCGAGTTGATGTTGAGCGTGAACGACGGCCCTTCCCTGCCTCCGGAATCGCCGCCTGTGAGCAGGCCGAGTTTATTCAGGGGGATAACCGCCTCTGGAACGTCGCCAACCAGGGCCAACGTCGGCCCCATCACGACGCCCCCCTCGCCGAGCTTGATGGCCGAGAAGAGCGCCGAGACCGCCGCAATCGCGCCGCCGACGGCCAATAGGTTCAGCGGAAAGGGAAGTGCCATCACGCTCGTAATGACCCTGGCGATGGACTTCGACTTTTCCAGGAGGATGGTCGCGGCCGCCGCGACAAGCTCCTGCACGATGAGTTGCTTCAGCGCTTGGATGCACGCGTTGATCGTCCCCTTGAAGGCCGAGCCCACGGCGCCCAGGATGGTCTTCGTGCCCTCGCCGAAGGCCTGGAAGGCGCCGAGGACATTGTTGAGGAAGCTCGCGTAGACGCCCGTCAGGGCCGCCTGCGTCGCCTCGGCCAGGGTGACCTCCGCCGTGGCGTCGGCGTCGCCCAGTGCCCTTCTCTGTGCGTAGTAGGCCGCGAGTAGCGCCAGGAGCTCCGCTTTCTGCTGTGCGGAAAGCGCCGTCGAGCTCGCGATCCGGGCCTCCTCGGCAACTCGCTCCTGGTCGAGCATCAGGAGCTTGTATTGAAGCGCCGTCATCGTCATCTGGCTTATTCCGTTCTGGATGGCCTGCCTTTGCGCGGCGTAAGTCTTGAGGGCCTCGATCCGGTCGAGGTCCATCTGCTGTTCCTGCTCCTTGATCTGTTTCCCGAAGTCTATCTTCCCCTGTAGTTCCTTGTCCCGGAACGATTTCTCAAGGGCGGTCAGTTGCGCATTATAGGACTGCTTCGCCTGGAGGAGGAGCAGGCCCTTCGCCTTCTCATCGGTAACTTCTTTGGCAATCTGGGTCTTCCGCTCGTCATAGGCCGCACTTAAAGCCCACTTCTGATAATCGTATTCCTTAAGCATCCCCTTTTGGATCTCGTCCGTGAGCTGCCGGCGGGTGGTGATGATCGCCTCAGCCTGCGCCTTCGCGGCCTCCGAGGCCTGTAGCATCGCCATTTCGTACGCCTTGCCTATTTCATCGGCCTTGCCCTTCGCCGTCTCAAGCGATTCGGCGAACTTGAGCGTTTCCCCTCCGACGACGGTAAACGCCTTTTGTGCATCCGCCCCGAATTTACCCGTTGCGATGGCCGCGAGCGTGGCCCGCTCGCCCACCTCATTGAAACTTGCCCAGAGTTTTTCGCCGAGCCCGGTGGCCTCATCCATCGATTCTTTGCTGTATTGCCCTATGCGCCGGATCTGAGCCGTGACAGCCGTTGCGACCCCGCTGAACCCGCCGAGCTTTTTTGAGAGATTATCCCAAGCCGCGCATGCTTCATCGACCGTCTTGTTCTGCGCATCCTTGACAGCCAAATACCCGACCGCCAACCCCGCCAGGGCCGCGGTCACCAGGCCGATGGGGCCGAGCAGGGCCATCTGGGCCAGGCCCAGCATTTTGAGCGATGCCACCAGCGTCGGGAGCACAATCAGTACGGGACCAATAGCCGCCATCAGTAGCCCCATAGCGGTCACAACCTTGAAGATCGCGCTGGAGAGTCCCGGGTGCGCGGTTATCCACTCTTTTACCTTCACGATGGCCCCGGTGATTTTCCCGACGAGACCAGTTATGGCCGGGATGAGTGTTCCTGCCACAGCATTACCGATCCCGGCGAATGAGCTCTTCAGGGTCGTTATCGCGTCGTTCAGCGCGTCCGCCTTGTCCGCAGCCTCCTGGTCAAAAACGATCCCGAGTTCGTGCGCCTTCTTCCGCAGGGCCTCCATGCCCGCGGGGCCCTCTTTGAAAAGGGGAAGGAGTTTCGTTCCCGACCTGCCGAAAATATCCACGGCGGTGGCGGCGCGTATGGTCGGGTTTTCCACCGCCGCGAGCGCCTTGGCAATCTTGTCGAACTGCTGCTCGGGCGAGAGTTTGATTAGGTCCTGGGTGCTGAGGCCGATCCTTGTAAAAGCATTCCCGGCCTGATCCCCCGCCATCGTCGCATCGAAGAGGGAGGAGGACATCTTTTTGACGCCCACCTCGACATCGCCGATGTCGGTTCCGCAGATTTTAGCCGCGTATCCCAACTCCGAGAGGGCCGTGGTCGAAAACCCGGTTCGGAGAGCCATTTCGTGGACTTCATCGCCGGCCTGGATATAGGATTTTATCATCATGCCGACGGTGCCGGTTATGACCGCGCCGACCGCCGTCAGGCCCGCCCCCACTCTCTGCAGGCTTGCACCGATCGCCTTCGTCTTGTTGTCGATGTCCTTGGTGGCACGGTCGAACTCGGAGACGTCGGCCCCGATCTTAACCAGCAGGCTCTTGACGGTCATTCCGCATTCCTTTTAATCATTCTATATTGAGCCTCTTACGCAGAGCTCGGAGTTCCCGTTTTTTCTCTGCCTTCGTTCTCGGCCCCGCCGCGTCCGGCGTCAGGAGTTTCGGCATAATGTCCTCCGGGTCGAGCGTCCGGCCTCTCCGCAGGTGCGGGCGGAGGAGCAGGCTCGTAAACCAGGCCAGCCTGTACCACCGTTCCTTCTCCCGCTCGTTTTCGGCGGCGACGGCCCGGCCAAGTTCGGCCGGGAGCAGGCGCTTGAATTCCCGCTCCCGGAAAATCCCTACGTGAGCTGCTGTTTTCCGGGCCTCTTCGAGCCAGGGACCATGCGCCTTGGCCCGGGCGCTTTTTTTCCCTCTCCCGCGCCAGGCCCGGCCGCGGCCGCGGCGTCGTACTTCATGCCGGCGTGGGCGAAGATCGCCTCCGTCACGAGAAGCGACAGGTCCATGATGGAGTATTTCCCCTCGCGGATCTTGGCGTTGAGTTGCCGCTTGACGTCCTCGATCGCGGGCTGCGGGTTCTCCCACGAAAGCCCCGCCCAGACAAGGTACGGCACGTCGAGGGTAGTGATGTTCAGCCCCAGCGGGTCGAAGTCCTCGGGCTTCGTGCCGCTCTTCTTGGCGAAATGCTCCGCGATGAGGTCCCAGGCGCCGAAGTCATAGGCCAGCACATGCCGCCGCTCGAGCTCGACCGCATACTCTTTCATGCGGCCGGCTCAGGGTAGCCGCACGGCCGCCACGGTGACGGTCGTGACGCCGGAGTACGTGACCTGGACCTTCGTGGCGGCGTCGTTGAAGCGCGCCTTGGGGAACGGGCCGATGAGCTTCTCGGCAGCGGCAGCTACCGCCACGACCACATCATGGTCGCCGCCCTGGTCGCAGGGGGCCACGGAGTTGATGGTGACGTTTATCGAGGCGCCGCCCCCGTTCTTGACGTCGAAGTACTCCCGGCCGGAGTTCAGGAAAGCGTCCCCGCCCGCGGCGGCCGCCGTGAGGGCCGGGACGATGCCCAAAAGAGAGATCACCTGTACTGTCAGGTCAGCCATGTTGTCCTCCTTATGTTTCTTGGATCACGCCGATGGACTTCAGCGTGAAGCTGACGGACGCGGCGTCGTCGTGGGGTGCTTCCATCGGCATCTCCGTGAGCCGGAAGAGCCCCGTGTAGGTCTTGGCGGGGGTGATGACCTGGCAGTGCAGGTCCTTCCTCTCCCAAAACCCCTTCTTGACCTCCAGGAATCCGGCGTCGTCCTCGATCAGGAAGGCGTCGAACTCGACGTCGAACGACCGGAGGCCGGCCAGGTTGTCCAGCCAGCCCTCGTTGTCCTTGTCGGTGACGTCGATGTCGGTCAGGCTCGGCGTGATCGTCGCGCCGCGCTGCCCGCCGACTTTCGTCCAGACCGGGCTTCCGACGGTCCCCGTGTTTACCTTGAGGTAAACGTCCAGTCCGCGTACTTTAGGCATTTTTTACCTCCTCACCGCTCAGGGCTTCGGACGGCCTCTGGCGGAAAATGTATCTCAACGAGATTTGAGCGCCTTTGGGCTGTGAATGTTGGACGGCATGAAGGAAGAACTCGGCCCCCTCATGCCGCCGGGTCTTCGCAGGCTCCACCGCCCGGATCGCGGCGTCGAGCGCGGCCCTGGCCGCCGCCTTGTCCCCGGCCTGGATGACCGCCTCTGCGACGTGGTCCCTCTCCTCGTCGGGCGGGATCCGGAAGACGAGGAGGCCGGTCTTGAACTCGAGCGACGCCCCGGCCGGGAGGACGATTTGCCCCCGGACCAGCTCCTCGACGTCGAATGGTGCGAGCGTGCGCGGGGGCGCGGGTGTGCGGCGCGCCTCTTCGGCCATGAGCGCGTCGAACTTCTCGATGGCCTCGGGAGCCGGACTCACCGCCACGACTCGTTCCTTCCATGTGGTAATTATCTCGTCTTGCGGGATGGCGGGCTGTATCGGCCTGTCGTCATCCTCCGCCTCCACTTGCCGCTTTTTCTTTTCTGTCATGTTGCCAACTCCTCGATAAGGTATTTCATCCGGACGACGCCGTGACGGGTCGCACCGTCTATGTCGATGATCATCTCGCTCATGTCGAGCGCGCCGAGTGCCGCGTGAAAATCCGGGCCGAGATCGAGCGGCGACGAGGTGAGCACCCGGAGGATCGCGTCCTGCATCTCCGCCGCCTCCTTGCGGCCCGGGTACTGAGACCAGACGTGCACGGTCGAGAAGACCTCCTGGCCGGGCTCGAACTTGTCCGACCAGTCCCGCCCCGAGACCTCGCCCATGACGACGTAGGGGAATTCGGCCTGCTCGGGCAGGTTGTCGAAAATCCGGTAGCTC